TGGCATTAATAGATCTAATACACTTATTAGCTAATTCATCTAAGTAGATGTAAGCCTCAGCTTNACCAGATCCAGCACCTATACTTAAATAGGTTGTAACTTCAACGGTATCAGGGTAAGATTCATCAGGCATTGGTGGAATGACTTGTTTGGCTTCCCAATCCCACGTGCCTAAAGTTTTAAGCTTAACTGTTATAACTTGGTCTTCAGCTGATTCTTCTATATCTAATGCCATAGCTGGTTTGTATACTTCTGGAGTATTTATAAGTATGTTTCTTACTAAGTTGTACCAGTGGCCATCTAAGTATGCTGTAGTTCCAGGAATATAGTGATCTACTGACTTAGCTAGGATACCATTAATATAGATATCAGCTCTTAATTCTACAGAAGCATTTGTATATTTATAATCCCACCAGTATCCTTCCCAGTCAACTGTTAGACTTCTATCATATTGAAAGTTTTGAATATCAAATGATAGTAATACTTGCCCTGACTTACCAGCTTTAATAGTGTTACCATCTACTACAGAAGAGTCAGAAGATGCATTTATTATAGTAAGATTAGGTGATACTTCAGTATTAGTTACAGTTTCTACTTCTGTGTTCTTATAGTCAGATACAAATAAAGATGTAAACTGGTTAGACTTAGGTTGTGTCACAGTTATATTGGGTAAAATCTTTCTTTGCAATATCTTAGTTACTTCTATTAATGAGATCTCATGCTTATATAATCTAGGTATGGCTTTCTTAACAATATGTCTAACACAATCAGCTGTATAGAATCTTTTAACTTCACTACCAATACTTACTTTTACAGGTATATAGGGTTTGATTGCTACAGATAAATCTATACCAATAAATTTATCTGATCTAATATGTGGGAATGTAAAAGATCCGACATTCATAGTCTGATCGAGTCTGTCGCCTATAAAAGAATTGGTCTCAACATATGATGTAACGTCATTCCATGTGTCATTAAAATACATTTCATATTTGTAAATCATATATTAAAACCTTCTTTCTGCTATATTTTTAACTAAATTTCTTTGAAGTACATTAGAGGTTATTATGTTCTTACGTATCTCAAATATTTCTTTTCTATTTGTTTGGCTTAATTGATAAGCTTTCATTGCTACTACAGGTACTGCTAGTAAAGGGTTAATCATTGCTGCTACACCTATTTGTGCTCCTGTGCTTGCTAGAGCACCTTTACGTGCTTGCACAGATGCTGTATGTGTTGCACCACTTAACTCATATCCAGTTTGTTTATAGCTAGAGTATATTGTAAATCCCGCTGCTGCTGCAGTAATTCCGGTAGAGGCTCCTCTCGTAACCTTTTTCTTAATTTCTTTTTATCAGCCTTCTCAACAACTTTGGCTTTAACAGCGGCTTTGTCTGCAAGTTCTTTTTTCTCGCCAGCTTCCATAGCCATTGCTGTCTTGGCATCTCTATCACTACCAGCTGCTATTGAATTAGTTGCTGATCTCTTATTTTTTAGTAATGATGAATCTTTTTTTTACCGTCTGCAGTTGATACTTCTACTCTTAGTACTGTTATATTTGCCATTATACATTCTCATCTATCTTTTCAAAGATTAGATCTATTCTATCTGCAGCGTTATCGTCACATGCGTAAGATCCACCAATTAATAGAACATTGTAAGTCGCAGTTATTGCCCCTTTAGTATAGACTATTATATGTGGCGTATCAAATGTTTGATTTATTACAGCGTCCAATAACGCTTGACTTTGAATATTTGTAGTATCGGCTATGTCAATTGACATTGTTATCTGATAGCCACTGCTAATATAAGCGCTCTGGGAGCTCTCGGAGTTGATTTGAACTGATTTAGAGACTTGAGCACCACTATCAATTTTAAAACTCAATGCAGGGACTTCTACAGTATTTATAGTTATGCTAGCTGTAGGTAATACTTTCTCAAAGTTTATAACAAAATCTAAAACTCTAGGTTGTGTATCTTGTAATCCTGCTGAAGCTATTTTAACATCATATGAATACACTACAGGTGTTTCTCCATTTAACTGTGCTGTATCTTCATAAGTTAGTGTGTGTTTAATATTATAAGTATCATCTAGCATCTCTTTATACAATGCTTTAATAACATCTGATGAACTTAAATAAGGTAATACTACTGAGGCTAATAATACTTTAGAATTTAATGCATTCTTATTAGTACCTGTAGCATCTATGGTTTGTGATTGAATAGAACTAATAGTTCTGCCCCAATCAAATAATATATAAGGCATTACTTCGTCATCTATCTTGATGATAGTATCATAAGAAGTCATAATACCATCTAAAAATGACCAAGTAAAACTACCAATACCTCTAACTCTTTTTCTTAAGGATCCATCTAAAGGTTCTATATCTTCGCCAAAAGATATATCTTCTGTTTCTTTAGTTATTCTAAATGGTAAAATTGCTACCGATTTATTTGTCGTATTTTCTTGAACTGTGAAGGCTTTAAATATTGTCTCTAAGCTTTCTAATTGGTCTACATATCCATATACTTCTACATTATAGATTTCTTCATATCTTAAGTAATCAGCTGGATATTCATAATGATTAATTCTAGAAATAACAACAGGAGTGAAGTCTTCATAGTCATCTGTTTCATATTCGGCTTTTTGTAGTCTTTCGTACATTTGATAGTCTGCCGTAACATTAAATACTATCTTATCTGTAATGGTTCCAGCGTCATATAACTCTATAGCTTTACCGTTAATCCCTAAATCTATACCTGTCCCTGTGCCTTCTTGATAAAGGCTGGCTATATCTGCGGGCCTTAGCATGTTGCTCATTATTTCATCACTCCTTTGTGTATTGTATTTCCTTTTAGTTTTGTTTTGGCTGTTCTAATAAATGCTTCTGCTGCTTCTTTATCCCAGTCTTCATTAGGATTAGATCTACCACGCCATCTAGGACTAACCCAAGTGCCAGTAGTAGCTGCAGCATAAGTTGCTGATGTAGTATCTATGTATATTTCAAATCCACCGTTAGGCAGATCTTTTGATCTTACTGAATTTTGTAGATTTCCAGTTCTTACAGGCGATGATATTTTAATTCTTCGTAGAGCCTCAGCTTTAAGTTCTGCCATAGTACTCATAAACTTTGAATTATTCAAGTGTAAGTATCTTCCATGTTACTTTGTCAGTATCATCTGGATATAAGAATGAACGTCTATAGTTCTTATCCTCTGTTGTAGAAGCTACTGTTTGAACTGTATATCTTTTTCTATCATCTCTATCAAATCGTATAATATCTCCTGCTTTGAATGGAAGTGATGCGTTGGATTTTATTTTGTATTGTATAATTTGAGCTGTTTTAACTCCTGGAATAGGAAATTGATATCCTTTTTCATTAACATACTGTGCAAATTTGAATTCTATTGAACCAGCATATGTTATAGATTCATCAATATTACTAGGTATCATTTTTTCGATATACTCGCTAGTCTCAGGCTGTTTAGCTTGTCTAGTATCTCTGCTCATTAGTATGTACCGTCACGATATAAATCAGTATCTATATTATAATTGTATCTAGATCTCGATAAAACTGAAGTTTGTAAAAATGCTTCCGCTGCCATACCTATATTTGATTTAGTTCCATATTCATCTGTTGTTTCATACATACTAATCCATCCGCCGTCTACAAATCCTGCCATAAATATATCTGCTTGATATAATAAAACATCTTGTAAATAATCATCATTCTTTGCTATAAAATATTCAAGTATTGGTCTAGTCTTCCTTAACATATCTTTCATTAAAAATGATTTAGATAATCTTGATACTAATTTAATTTGTGAATTAGCTTTTTCATCTGAGCCGGCTTTATTTGCTAGATCATATCCAGTTAATTCTTTAATATATTCCTGCGTTAATTCTGGCCAGTGAGTTTTAAAGTTCCACGTATAATCAATCGTACCATATTTTCCTAGCTTTTTCTCTGGAAATGTATAGTCTTTATTTAATGCCATGTGTGTTGGCCCCCTATCTTATAAGATAGATAGGGAGACGTTAATCTCCCATATCTTTTATTGTGTTGCTTATGCTTCTGCTCCTACCCCATTATGTACTTGGATAAGTGTTGGTCTTAATACACCGTAGTTATATGCAATACGTCCATCAATGCTCCATGCACCAATAGTTCCTTGACCTCTTGGTACTTCAATTAATTCGATTGGTTCAATTTCTTCGTAATTTCCACCGAATGAATCTTGATGTAATGCTACCATGTTAGTTCCTGCTGGTAAGTATAAACTCATTAGGATGTTAAATCCGTGAGCCGCACCAATAGTTTTGAATCCATTTGCTTGAATTTCATCACCATAAGATGTTTGTAATACTAATGCTTTTTGAATTAAAGCTGCCATGTCTGGAGTAACAATTAAGTACCTACCCATAAGTTCGGCTTTAGCTTCATTTAAAGCTTTTTCTAATGCGATTACATCATCGTTGATTGTATCTACTGTAGGAAGATCTCCTGTATCCGCTACTGCTTCTGTTCCGCCAGTTGCTAACATTGTTAATACATCTGTATCAAGTTGTACTGATGAAGCTTGAATAGACTTCAATGCTGTGTGGTCTACATACTCTACAGGATTGTATACTTTTCTTAATTGGTTCTTATCAATCATTTTGTAGATGTATTTATCTTTAGGATCATTAATTGTTACATAAGCTCCTGTTGGATCTGAAGCTGTTGCTAAAGTACCAGGTGAATAATCAGCTAATGCTTCATCCCCTGCTACCCATACTTTGAATGAATCAGTTGGATTCATAAATTGTCTACTACCAATGTTAGGTAGTACTAATGTTTCTTCTAAAATTTTTGCAGCCAGTGCCGAGTAACTCGTCGCCTTTACTGCATTTGGTGTTCCATAATCTGGCATAATATATCTCCTCTTGTTTTAAGTCACGTTGGACTATTATTTTTTCTTCTTTGCTTTCTTTGCATAATATCTTGCTAATGCTGGATCAACAACTTCATCATTCGTGCCGTCATCACCATTCATTTGTGTTCCCACCGTTATTTGGGTTTTACCCCCGGCTTTCTTTTGTGCAAACATATTAGGATATTTCTCTTTTATTTTCTTAAGTCCATCTTCGATTGTTTCATCTTCAGCCATGTTACTCTTAGCCAATGCTAATACATCTTTGATGTTCTCTTTACTCACACCTTCTGATAGAGCAGCTACTTGATTTTTGTATTGTGATACTTCCGATTTGTATTTAGCTTCTTTTTCTTTTAAAGAATCTAGTTGTTCGTTTAGCTTTTCTTGCTCAGTCTTTTGGTCGTCTTGGTATTTCTTAAACTTTTCTATACCTTCAGCATCAAATAGGTTTACACCATACTCTTTGCTCATATCACGTAAGAGTTGTTTCCTAGTAGGCTTTTCGTCTTCTTCTTTTAATACTTTTTCTTTTGCTTCCTGTTCTTCATCTTTTACAATAGGTTTATCAGTGACCTTAGCATCCTCGTCTTTAACGATCTTTTCTTTTTCTACTTCTTTTTACTTCATCTTTTACTTTTGTTTCCATTTTACTCTCCTCTTTTAAAGTGTGTCCACTATATTTTTGTTATGAATATTTTATAGAGTTTATTTCTCTGATTATATATTGAGGATATCTATAGGAATTAGATTCGCCATGATATCATCTAATACTATTATTGAACCTAGTAGAGCAGTTTTTTTAAGTACACTATTGTCATCTACTACGTGTGGTTCTTCTACTGTGATACTTTTGGTCTCTATATCTTTGAACACTTGCTCATCTGTTGCATCATTATCTTGCTCTAAGGGCAATGATCCTATCTTCTTATAGTTAGCATTCTTTCTTCGTAAGTTAGAATACACCCATTTTCCTTTAGAGTTTGATCTCAATAAATCTGATAGTAAGTCTCCCTTATTAGGATACAGATAGAGTGAGCTGTTGTGGAACCTTATAATCAGGTCTCCGTTTCTTTCTCCTACTGCACTTACGTTAGAACTTAATACCCACTGTAATTTATTATCAGCTAATGTTAACTTCTCATCAACACTAGGTCTAACTCTTTTATAGTCTCTATTCTTATCTTCTAAAACATATCCCATGTGTTAACAACTCCTTAACTTAATATCGCATATAACGCACTAACACATATAATTAGAAAACCAATTGTACTCCATATGAACTTCATACGAGCTTTACGTTCTAAGCGTTCAAGACGTTCAAGACGTTCTTTATCATCTTTATTCATCATCTTTTACCTACTCTTCAGTGTCTTCTTTTTTATCTTCTAACTCAGCTTCAACTTCTGTATCTGCTTTACCTACATTGAAGTATTCAGCTTCTTTAGGTGTAAGCGATTGCCCTGCTTCTATCTTAGAATTAATCTTAATAGATAACTTCTGTTCATCCGCTAAGTCCTCATGGACATAATCTATAGCTGTTTGTAAATCATATACACCAGATTCTAATCCTTGTAATACTTCTGTTACTTTATTAGCTTTAGATTTAAGAATATAGTCATTAAATTTAAAGATTACTTTTACAGGATCTATACTCGTTGAGAACATGCCCTCAGCAGTTTCTTCTAAATCTTTGAATATTTGGTATAAGTCGTAACCTACACCTAACATCTCTGATATAGCTACTTCCTGAGTTTCATTCTTATCATTACGAGTTCTGATAGATACTTTCTCACGTTCTTGCTGCGACTCTGCTGATGCATCTACTGCTTCTAAACCTGTTAATCCAAATGTTAGAGGACTAATGCCCGCATTGTTTAATACAATACTATAGTTTTGCTTGATAGCTTCCTTAGACTTTTCTGTATCTACTATTGCTTGTCTGTATTCTATCTTATCATCTGCATCCTGACCTATACCACCTTTAACGACTAGATGAGTAGATCTTAAGAAACTAGCGTACGTTGCATTACCGTCTGCATCAAAGTCTGCCATAGTATCTGGCATATACTTCAATAGCCTTGCATCTCTTAATTCCTGTGCATATGTTGAATAGCTTTCATCTAGAAAGTTTAATGCAGCATATGAACCTGCGTAATCTGATTCACCGTATAGGCTATCAGGGAACTGACTATTAACTGATCTATTAGGTACATACTTAGATAGTCTATTAAAATATCCTTTGATATGTATATCTTTTAGATCTTTAGTTTCTTTAACTTCACTTAGCTTAACTTCTTGCCAATGTAAACCTTTCTTCTCAGTAGTTCTACCTTGGAATAATGAGAACCTTATGTAAGCGCCTTCACTATCTACACCATATTCTTCTTCAAGTTTGTATGTAGAATCACTCTTATGATAATACTTTAAGAATATATCTTTGATTATTCTACCGGCAACAGCTTCATATCTATAATTCATAGGACTTACTACTTCTAATACCGGAGTATCAAACATAGAGTGTAATGACCATTTAAATGCGAATCCACCTGCCCATGATTGGGTCCTAAAGCTTTTATATAATACCGCATAAAGATTGTTCTCTTTAGTAATGAGATCTAACTCTTTAACTGCCTTATGGTCTTTATCTACTTCTTCTTTACCTATAGTCATGTTATAGTTGTATCCATTACCCATACATAGTGTAGCTATTGTAGATGGTAGCTTAGAGGATACCCCTGTAGAATATCTTACTGCATTCTCTACACCTTCTTCATTATCTATAAATAATTTAGCATACCACCAGTTAGACTCAACTGTTCTATCTATGCTCTTCGTACCTGTACCCTGTCTGGTTGGTAGTCCGCTATTAGCTCTGTATTTTGAATACAGTCTGAATAGTGTTGCTGGATCACCTTTACTCCAGGCAAAGTTTTCATTCAATCTATCTACATAATCTTGGACTTCATTATCCCTAAAGTTTATATCAGATAGCATTGGATTGTATTCCATTGTATCACCTACTTTTCTGTCATCATACCAGTTATTTAATTTCTTATTGAATCTACTTTGATTCCATTGTTTTATATTTTTTATCAGGCCCATGTGCACCTCCTTTGACACCTATTCAATATAACGATACTCTCAAACACTACTTGGCTTTAAGAGCTATCATTTGTTTCATGAAAGGACTCTGTCCATATTCTGTTGCATCCACATAATCTTTATTAGTATGTGATTTAAAATCTCTAATGTCTTTACCTTCTTTTTCTTTCTTATTGTTATAGAAGGCTTTTGTAAAGGCTTTGTATATGTCTAAAGATCTTTCTGTGAACAACAGCCTGCCTTGATGTAACAACTTGATGCCAACATCACACCTTTCTCTAATTAAGTACTTCCATGCGTTAACTATTTGTATACCGTATTCTTTCTTAAGTCTATCGTGTATAGATAACTTAACAATAGAACCACCACCACCATAATCAATGAATGCCCCGTGCATGTGTGTATTAACTAGATAATCATAGGGATCATACCACTTAACGAATGCGTCCCAGATCTCTTCTGTACCAGCATGATTGATTTTAACGTAATCTATTACTACTTGCTCTGCAAAATTCCGTGTGAACCCGTTTAGTGTGAATACGGTATAGTCCTCTGCTCCTACGTCTATGCCTAATGTATACTTAACGAATCGATACTTGGACTTATGATTGTCTGGGAATACACTCTTCCATTCTATCATGTTTCTAGCGTAAGTCATATAATCTGCAAAGATAGCACCTTGCCTAATACCACGTTCGCCTTTAATCTTAGTTAAGTATTGCCAACTACCTTCTGGCGTTTCTTCTAGTAGCCCCGCTAACTCTCCTGGTAGCATGGTAGGGTTATCTTCAAATGTGAAGAAGTAATATCTGTACCTAGCGGAAGCTTTAGCTTTATCTAAACTTTCCCATGTGCTATCTGGTACTTGATCTCTATACTTCTCTAAAGGTCTACCTTTATCTAAATACTCTGTGTATACTTTAATATCAGGGTCTGCACCATTACTTGAGCAATAGAGAAAGCCTGAGTTTCTAAAAGTTCTCATAAATAGTTCAGCTACGAAATCTTCGTTAGCTATGTTTACTTCTTCTACCAAAGAACCATTGATCTTTAGTCCTAGTATCTGTTTCCACCTAGCAGCGTTATCATAACCCACTAAGTATAAATGCTTTGTTCCATACTTTCCCGTTACTACTATCTGTGATCCGCCTTTACCACTATGCTTGTATTCACATAAAGGTGAGAATAGATTATAGAATGATGCGTCGTTCTGTATAAACATCTTCTCTAACACTGGTACTGATTGACCTGCGATCATAAATTGTCCTTTATCTTCAGGAGAATTCATTAGCTCTTTAAAGAACTTAACACCAAGTATAAATGACTTACCAGAATTAGTAGTACCCTCAGCAAAGATCACCTGTGAAGTATCGTTAAGTAGGTCTCTGTGCTTGTCTGCAAGCTCCATATTGTTTATGTCCATAGGCCTACTCCTTCTCCGTTGAGTTCTTTAGTGTGGTCCACCGATAAAGTCACTGTTGTAGTTTCATTTCGTTCCCTCTTCTTTATCTTTATCTTCATCTTCTTCATCTCTGTTTGATATGTAGCCTAGATTATTAAGTGCATCTGTAATTCTGGTTATATCTTCTGTACCATGTCCTGCTACAGCTAATAAATCCATCAATTTTGCATCTAACCATTTTCCAGTATCTTTTGTTAAGTTCTTTAATGCAAAGATTAATAGAGTATCGGACCCCTTACCCTTAACAATCTTTCTTTGTCGTTTGGTGACAACCATCTCATACTCACAAGTCTCCTCATTAAATATTCTCTCTTCTGTTATATCATCTATTGTCTCTACAGTATTGCCTAGAGCTCTGTTATAAAGAGTGCCTTCTAAGTCTGCTATTAATTGGACCTTAGCAAACCTCATAACATCCGCTAGATCATCATGTGCATTTACATACCGCTTAAATGTGGATAAAGATATTTCTAATGATGTAGCTATTTGTTTATTTGTAGCACCATCTGATTTCCACGCCCTAATCTTATGTAGATGAGGTTTAACATGGGTATCATATTTAGCTCTCAGTCTATAAGTTTTCTTTTTAGTTGCCATTAATATTTCTCCTTCTATTTATCCTCTCGAATAGAGTCTTACCTTATTCTATTGCAAATAAGTATCTATTTTAACATGGTGAATACAATTCATTATGTTCACCCCTTATATAATATTATATATCTTAGGCTATTTTTTGTCAATATTTTAAAAACGGCTATAAAGCGATCACTTTCTAAGTGGACTTTATAACCGTTATTTTATGTACTGTGTTTCATCTTTTATTAT